TTAGTACCTCCAGCACCACCACCACCAGCGGCTGTGATTGTTGAAAAAACTGAATTACCACCTGAAGTTCCTGCACCTCCACTTCCTGATCCACCTGCTCCACCTCCATCAACTGTTATTGGATAACCTTGTGCTGAAACAGGTAAAGCTGTTACTGCACAATTTTGTGAAGGGAGTCCAATAGTATAACTACCACTTGCAGTACCAGAAGATTCTCTATAACCTCCAGCTCCACCGCCGCCACCACCACCGTTGCCAGATC